CCGGGCGTCCCTCTTTCGGAGCCGGTTGTGAGTCCAAAGGTTCTAGCCATGGGGGCCTCCTTATCGTCCGAGGATGTCTTTCATCATCGCCCACTGCATCATGCTCGATCCACCCGAACCGGCGAGGTTCGAAAGATCAGAGAGCCACCTTGACGATGCGCTCCGGGTCGGGGCGTTGGCCTGCGCCGTCGGTGCTATCAGGTTGTATTCGGGCGCGTAGGTTGACCCGAGGCTCTTGGCCGCCGTACTCATGGCCTTCTCGTAGGCATCGCCCATGATGTCCCCGTAGGCCCCGCCGCCTACTCCCCGGGCCGCAGCCGCCCCGCCACCCCTGCGCCTCATGCCGGAGAGCTGCGCCTGAAGCTCAGCGTTGATCCCCTTCATGTACTCGGCCCTTCTTTCGGGGTTCCAGGAGTTCGCGGCGATGGAAGCGTTCAGGGCATCCTTTTCACCCTGCTCCTGCTTGACGTTTCCTTTCTGGGCGAAGTAGTCGGAGCCGAGGCCGAGGGCCATGGTCGGAAGAACCCAGCTTGACATCCCCTTGCCGGTCCCGCCGAGGGCACCGGGGAGCATGGACTTCCCGGAGTTCATCAGGGAAGACAGGAAGCCGCGGCCCCCTGCATTGCCCATGGGCAGAAGAGCGCCGTCAGCTCCAGTCAGGGAAACACCGCCTGGGGTATTGACCGCGAGCCCTTCCGTTCCTTCGGTGACAGCCGGGAAGGCGCCTTTCGATCCAGCCGTCATTGCCCCGGCCGTCGCACCAGCCGCCCCGCCAGCCAGTCCTGCCGCCGGGATAAGGGAACCCCCGGCCCCGGTCAGAGCCGTCGCCCCGCCGGGCATGTTCACGGCCAGCCCGCCCGCGCCTTCGGTCAGAGAGGGAATGATGCTGCCGGAGGCCCCGGCCGCCCCGGCCCCCTCCGCTGCCGCCGTGGTGCCGGTCATCCATGCGGGGAGAGAGCTTGCCCAGCTTGCCGGGAGGTAGCTGGCAAGATAGGGCATGGCGTAGGGGGCCGCGACAGCCGCCGCAAGGTTTGCCAGCGTCCTTCCCCCCGTGGTGTTCATGAAGTTGTGAGTACCTTCTCCCAGGTTTTCCAGCGGCTTGATCCCGGTTCGCTCACCGCCCCATTCGAGGATGTCTCCCAGTCCCGATACTGCTCCCGGAATAATGTCCGCGATGCTGTCAAAAAATCCCATGGCTCAAGCCTCCCTTAATCAAGAATTTCCAGATCCATCTCCCAGGGGGAGTAAATTTCCAGCCCCGTGCACATCTCCGAAGACTGAGGGGCAATTGAAAGCGAGTAGGTGTAGCACTCAATCCCGTGGGGAAGCGAAAGCTCCCGATACGATTCCTTGTACGAAGAGCCGCCGCCGTCGAGTCCATTGGCCTCCGCGTCCCCGAAGGCGTCCATGGTGATCGACGTTGCAATCCCGTCAACGTACAGCGTGACCTGCGGGGGATAGGTCGTCGCATCGTCCCCGGCGTGGTAAAGTGAGTATTTGAGCTTTTTCAGACGCTTCTTCCGGGTGATGTTCTCGGCGCCGCCGCATAGGTCGTGCGTCCAGAGCTTCGCCGCCGTGCTGATATACGTCGAGGTGTCGCAGGTCAGGGGGTACAGGGTCGATGGAAAGCCCCGGAGCGTCACGGTCCCGCTAACGCTTACCGCCTCGTGAAGGGTAAAATACCGCTGATCAGACCAGGGGAAATAGCAATGGCAGGTTCCCGCCGAGTCCCCCCAGGCCGTCAGGCTCCTTCGCTTGAGGCTCTTCGTGACCCGGACATCGGGAAATCGGGAGAAGTCCAGGATGTAATTCAGGTATCCCGCCTTGATCGTCCCGCCCACGTTGTAGGCAAGCTGCAGGATGTAATAAGGCCCGATCTTGACGGCGCTGGTGTAGGTAAGATCAATGTCGTTTGCCGATGTTTCGTTCTCGTTCAGGATCTTGTCGAGCTTCGGGGACGCGAGGAGCTGCGAGGAATCCCCGTTGAAGCTGGCAACCCCGAGGCGCCCGGAGTGGTCCTGGGTGAGATAGACCATCCCGCCTGCCTCTTCAGAGAAGCAGATCGTCGCGGAGGCCGCAACGCCGTGGAGGGCGAAGGTCTTCTTCATGGCCCATGTGTCCGGGTCTTCCCCGGATTTCTTGAGCCAGGTTTGTTTTGTTGCGATGTAAAGGTANGTTCCCCAGGANACAAGNCCCTTGACCGANACCCCGCCGTGAGGAGCGCAGACCCGCAGGTCNATCCAGTTGTCCGTCTTCGAGGCGATGGGNAGGATGATCTCGTTCTCGGTGGANGTATCCCCCCCTGCCGCCTCGGAGTAATAAAGCCTGTGCCCGTAGGTCGTTCCCNNNGGGGTTGTNTAAAAGCGCCCGTANTGGAAGCATCCGAAGGCGTTTGCTACCGTCCGCGTGTACCCGGTGGACCATACCCCGATGGGCTGATACCCCGTCACATCGCAGACCCCGTTTGCTATCAGGGTGACATCGGAGGAGTCGTCCGTGTAGGTCGTCGTAGTGTTATCGTCTATCGTGGCAACGTAATAAATATCGGCCAGCGTCCCGGCTGCTCCCGGGCCCCTGTAGAGCTTCCGCTTGATCGAGACGGCCCCGGTCAGATTCAGGTATTGATTCGATACCGCAAGCGGGATGTCCGTCCACGATATCTTGTTCGTCACAACGGTCACTTCGGCACTTGAGGGGGAAAGTCCCGTCTCGTAGGTCATTCCATCAGGGAAGGTGATCAGGAAACTTGCATAGCAAATATAAACGCCGTCGGGGTTCCCGGCGTCCCCGGAGTCTGCCGTCGTGACTGCCGAGGCCGGGTTCTTGATGGCGCCGTTGAACATGTTCCCGGTTGCTGCCTCGATCATCAGGTGCCCGCCGTTGGTCCCGAAGATGTGATACATGTTGCCGTACTTCTGAACCATGTTCGGGCACCAGGCCCCGAGGTCCAGGGAGCCGTAAGCAACCGTCCCGGCGCTGACCTGGGTGGCCGCCGAGTAGTCAGACGGTGAATAGAAGAGCTTGCTTGCCGCCGCCGCCGGGTCGTAGAGCTGAAGGACGGCCAGGTAGGTGCTGACCGGGTCGATGTAGAGGCCGCTCACCGGCGTCATGGCCGCGCTGATCGTGGCAGACAGGCCTCCCGAAGAATAGGCGGGAAGGGTTTTCGTCACCCCGTCTCGGTCGATGACAAAGCCGTCGGCCGCCCGAAGGTATCCGGGCTCCATGAGAGGGCTCCTGGCATCGGCCCCGAGCCCCTTGTGGAAGAATATCTTTTCCTTGTGCGCTTGCGGCATTACCTGAACCTCGGCACGATCTGCGTGGGTTTCTCTTCGTAGGGCCTCGCCGCCTTGGCCGCCTTCGCCTTGGCAACCTCCGCAGCCCAGAGGGCCTCGTAGGTGTTGGACCGCTCAAACTCCTTGGTCCCCTCCCGGAATGTCCTCAGAAGATCAGCCACGACCCCAAAGACGAGGGCGTGATGGTATCCACGGGGGATGTCGGGGTACTGATAGGCGTTGGCCTGGCTTGAATCGGCCGCCGTCTCGTCAAACCTGAAGGGCGTCGGATAGGGGACGTAATCGATCCACAGGTGATCGGCCGGCACGGTGATGTCGGCAAGGCAGCCGAAGTCATACCCGAAGATGAACCGCTCCTGCTGGGAGCCGATCAGGGCCATGTACTCCCCGGCCAGGACCGCGTAAAGGTCGCCTGTGGTCCAGGTGTCGGCCGTCCCCCCGTCGAGTCCCGCAGAGATTGCCAGGGTGTTCGCCCCGACCGTTGTAATAATGCCGTAGGAGCCATCTGTGATGTTCCGGGCGTACATTCCTGCGAGGAGCCCGTAACTCGTGAACGTTGTCGCGCTGTCCGTCAGGGTCGAGGCGTGATCGCTGGTCACGGTCCCCGTGATGTTCGTTTGGGTCGTCGGCAGGGATGTGATGATGGAGATGCCCGTGTCTGAGGTCCCGGTGTAGAGCGTCCCCGAGCTTTCCGGCTTGGGATAGATCCCGATCATGGGGATATTGCCGGCCGTCTCGTCCGGGTAGATCAGCTCCGGGCAGTCCGCCGAATCCGCAACCTTCCAGCCCTCGTAATTGGCATCGAGGAAGGCTTGGTCCCGGAGGTCGAGGTCTTCGTACTCGTCCTCGTCCGTGTAGTACCGGGCTGCGATGAGCCCGCCGTCCATGCAGTTCGACGGCAGGCGGTACAGGGACCGCTCGGCCGTCATGCAGATAAGGGCTGATTTCTTGTTGCATCTCGATTCCCGGGCAAATTGGTTCTGCCGCTCGTTCAATTTCAGTCGGATCAGCCACTTGGGGAACTTCGTCAGGGTTATCGCCGTTGTCGAAATCACTTCCCCCAGCTCGAAGGCGATCAGCTTTTCGAGGACCGAAAGCGGGATTCCGTCATACCTGCCTGATGCTTGTGCCATGAATTACGTCCTCTCCGGTTGTCCGGGGCCGAACACGTTGTCCGTGTATTCGTCCAGATCCTCGTCCTCGGGTCGAAGGCCGTTGAAAAGAGCATCCTTCCCCGTGACCTTCCGCCCGAACCGCTTGTCCGTGTGGTGCGTTGAAATCTTCGTCCCGTAGGCCGCCGTCTTGTAAATGCTGTACTGATCCCCGTTGGTCCAGATGTCCAGGGCCCCGCCTGAAAGAGTACAGAACAGGTAGTCCTCATGAACTTCGGTCACGAGCCCGTTGGAGCCGTCCGTGTCGTTGTGGATTGCCAGCCCCGCCATGACCCCGCAGGACTTGAAGTCTTTGCCCGGATCGAGGAGCATGGCGTTGATTTCAATCGTCGGGTCGGTGAAGTTCTCCGTCGGCATGGAGATGTCGAACCCGTCGTGATCCAGGGTGATCTTGTACGGGTTGGAGGCAGAGACGATGCTCCGCTGCCCCGTGGCTCCCTTGTGGGTGCCCCTTGCCATGTAGTCCGTGTCGTAGTGAATGACGGCTACCCCGCCCCGGTTCGTCTGTCTCATGGCACCTTTTTTATGTCTGGGTGACGGGTCAGGAGGGGGACCCGCCACCCAGGTCTAGGGGTTGAGAGAGAGGTGAAAACGGTTAATCGATTGCGTCGGCACCCGGATACAGAATCCCGGAGTACGTCCCGAGTATGCCGGACTTGTAATTCTCTGCCACAAACAGACCAGCCGCGCCTGCCAGGATCGCAGTATCGCCAGCATGATCCTGACCGCCCACGAGGTTGCGGACAATCGACCCGGTAGAGGCAGTGTTTGCGATGGAGATGGTCGGGGTATTGTCGCCGTCATGCTCGTTGCGGATCACGTTGTCTGCTACGAGGATGTTCTTCATGACTTCCGTATTCGGCGCATAGATTGCCGAGAACGGGGTCACGGAGAGATCGCAGCAAATGACATTGCCCATGATCTTGATGTCGTTCTGATTCGTGTTGATCGTGATGACGCTGTTGGCAGCCGTAACGCTGTTCCAGGTGCATCCGATGAACTCGAACCCGTCCGCATCATTGTCCGCCGCTCCGATGCTCGGGCCGCACAGCCAGTTCTCGGCGGTCGTGTTGTCCTCGAAATGACAGTTCATCATCCGGAACCCCTTGGCCGTGACGGTCCCGAAAACGACGATGTTGGCGTGGCCTGCCCTGAAGATGCAGTTTTCAATGCTGCAGTTGGCCGCCGTGACCAGCATCGTAACAGCCGTCCCGCCGTCCATCAGGAAGGCAGGCCTGGCATCGTAGCGCCCAAGGCCGACGATCCTCACCCCGATCTTATCGATGGTGATTCCGCCAGCTCCGGTAATCGTCTCCGCATGGTGGGCCATGAGGTAAATCACATCGTCATGGCTTGCCGTGCAGAGGGCAAGGGCACGGTCCAGGGTAGCCAGGGGGCTTTCCTTGGACTTGCCGTCGTTATTGTCCGAACCCGTACCCGAGTGAACGAAGTACGCATTCCCGGTTGACATCGGTGAATATCCCGCCCCGCCGAGGACGTTCCAAGCACCGATTTGAATATCGGTAAGAGCCATGTTGGAACCTCCTTATGCGGGAATAACTCCGTAAAAGTCGCGTTCATCGGCAATCTCAGCACTGAATCGCTGATCGCCCTTCGCCATCAGGTCGCCCGTCTGGAAATCCTTCTCGCGGGCAAACCGGGTCTTGCGGCGCCAGAAGTAGATGATCCCGCGCCCTTCCATCTGAAGCACCCAGGAATCAACGTCCGTCATGTGAGCCCAGGAATTGATCTTGATGGACCTGCCGGAGCTGGCATAGGCGTTGATGGCACGGTTGGCCGTGTCGGGCTTGTCAGGCGAGAAGATGATCTCGCGGGCCTTCTGTTCCAACTGCGGGGGAACCCACAGCTTGTTTACCGTCTTCTTGATTTTCATCTGACGGTGGTTATACTGATTCTCCGCAGCGATGAGGGCCGCCCAGAAAGACGTGTAGGTCAGGTCCGTGGCGGTGGACTTGTTGGAGAAGGTCGAGGCGTCCAGCCGTGCATGGTCCGTGGCGAACAGTGCCTTTCCGTCGCGGGTGGTGTGGTAGGTCGTGGCCGTTCCGCTGTTGAAGAACCGCGCCATGTAAACCTCGATGTTCTCTTCGAGGCTTTCCCCGAGGTCCTTGAACTGATCCGACAGGTCCTCGGCGTTGCCGCCGCCGTTGAGTTCATAGAGGTTGTCTTCGATTGCCTCTTCGGTGATCCGCACGGCCAGCGCATACACATCATGCACCCACGCCTGCTTTGCACCCGCGATCTGCGTGTCGTAGGTCACGGCTGCGCCTTCACCCTTCTTGACCGGGAGGCCGAGGCCGGAGCGAATCGCGTCCTCTTCCTTCTTCTTCTTGCTGGATTTGACGGTTACGAGGTTCGGCCACATGCTCTTGGCGCGCTTGCTGATGTAGGAATCAACGGCGAGAGCGAAGAGGCCAGGGACGTACTCATTCACGAATCTTGATCTGGTCCACATAGTTTATTGGCCTCCTTTCTTAAACTGCGGCCGCATTGGAGCCGAGGAAGTGAGCGTTGATTTTGCAAATCCACCTGGAATAATGGTCATTGACCGGGTTGTCGTCCGGGTGGGCCGAAAGAACCTTCACCGAAACGGTGATGGTGGTCGCGTGAGAATTGGAATCGATCATCTGCTTCGAGATGCCCGTCGAGGTATTCCCGAGAGAAACTCCCGGAGAGTAGATCTCGAAGTTGAGGCCAACATCCGCAAGTGCGATGTCGTCCGTCACGCTGTCTTCCTGTGCGAGGAAGAGTTGATCGGGAGAGTCGGCCACGAGCACATAACCTGCGACCGTCCCGTCACCAACCCGCCCCGCGGGGATGTAGAGGATCGGGTCCATGTCTTCGTCAAAGCAGGCGAGAACCGATCCCAGAAGGATCGCGCCTACGGTTGTGGAAATGATCGCGCTGTCGGCAATCGCGACCGCCGCAAGACCATTTCCCTTCGTCGTGGCAATCGCCGCCGGGTCTGCCGCCACCATGTCCTGAAGCATGATATTCAGCGTCGGGGCAGTGGGAACGACATACATCCCTGCGTGGATCACCCTTTCCCAGGGTTTAAACCCAAAGGGAGCACTAGCCTGTGCCATAGTTAAACTCCTTGTTTAGTCTGGTGTTTCGTCAATCAAATCATCCGTAAGAACCTGGCCCCGGCCTTCGAGGAAGTCTTCCCCCTCGGAGACGGTGACGCCGGTTCCTCTGATTTCCGCGTTCAACTTCCCCGAAGATTCGGAGAAGCGGGACCCGCCCTCGAACCCCTGCTCCTTCGCCTTTTCACTAACCCCGCGCTGCTCAAGGGAATCGGCAATACCGTCTTTGATACGCCGATCCAGCATGTGCAGGCTCCAGGGCCGGAAGACGAGAAGCTGGTCGTAACGGGCGACGCCGCCATGTATGGGATCGACATACTTGGC